TGCTGACCTAGCTTCAAGAGCTTTAGATTTGTTTAAGAAAGATATTGGTATGGATGTTGCACCAAAGAAGTCACGTTCTAAACAGTCCAAGAAATCTGCTGCTGATATGGTTTCCACTAAAACAACTAGTGTAGAACCACAGCAAGAGAAAATTTGGACTGAAAGGGAAATTGCAAGTATGTCTATGGCTGAGTTTGATAAGCACGAAGCTGAAATAAGCCAGGCCATGCAAGAAGGCAGAATTGCAAAATAATTAACTATTAACTAAAAACTTAGGAGAATATCAAATGGCTCAATATTTTGAACCCTCAACTGATACCAATGCTAACTTTGCAAACTCTGTAAGTGGACAAACTAATAGTTTCTTTTTACCTTCGGTTTACTCTAAAAAGGTTTTAAACTTTTTCAGAAAATCGTCTGTTATCGAAGCTATTACTAACACCGACTATGCCGGTGAAATCACTGCTTATGGAGACTCTGTAAAGATTATCAAAGAACCTGTTATCTCTGTGTCAGATTACACAAGAGGTAGCGATACTACTGCCACTAAACTAACAGACCAAGAAACATCTTTGGTTGTTGACAGTGCTAAAGCTTTTAAATTCATCGTAGATGATATTGAGAGCAAAATGTCACACGTCAACTTCAAAGAAGTAGCTTCAAGCTCTGCTGCATATGCATTGAAAGATTCATATGATGCTGCTGTCTTAGCTGTTATGTTTGCTGGATTATCCGCTTCATCACCTAACCACGTTTTAGGTTCTGACAACGCTACTGATTTAGCTGCTGGAACTTTTGACGGTACAGGTAACCTAGACATCGGTTTTGATTCTAACGAACATGACCCTCTAGACCTTATGGGTAGAATGTCAAGACTATTAGACGAACAGAACGTACCTGAAGAAGGTCGTTGGTTTGTTGCAAGTCCTGATTTTTATGAAGTTCTAGGACAATCTAGTTCTAAATTGTTGTCAGTAGACTACAATGGTGGACAAGGCTCAATCAGAAATGGTTTAGTATCAAGTGGAAAACTTCGTGGATTTAGTATGTACAAATCAAACAACATTGCTGCAACATCTAATGCTGCTGGTAAATGTTTGGCTGGACATATTTCATCTACAGCTACTGCTCAATCAATAACATCAACTGAGGTCCTTAGAGACCCTAGTTCTTTCGGTGATATTGTTAGAGGATTGCATGTCTATGGTGCGAAAGTACTAAGAGACGAAGCAATTGTAGGTGCTTTCTACGGTATTGATTAATACCAACTTTGGGGGAGTCTTAGGACTCCTCCTCTTTTTTTAACGCATAATTTTACTAAGAGGTAAATAACATGGCAATTGTAAATATAAGAGATACTGGACGTAACTCAGCAAGAACATCTGATGTTCGTGAGTTAGCGACTAAGGTCCAGAAACCTTCTGACACAGAAGCAATCACCGCAGCGAATACAATAACAGCAGCCGAATCAGGCACACGTTACGTTTTAAACGTAGCAGCAGCGAAAATTCAAACTCTTCCTACTCCAGCAGCAGGTTTAGAGTATTGGTTTTACGTTGGAGCAACAGAACCAACAGGTACTCATACAGTAGTAACAGCATCAAGTGCTAATATTATTGTGGGTAACGTATCTTCTCCGGAAGATGCAGCAGGTTCAGTCGCTACAGCTACTGATTCAGATACTATTTCGTTTGTAGCTAACAAGGCAGTACATGGAGATTTTGTTCATGTATGGTCTGATGGTACAAACTGGTATCTAAATGGTCAGTGTAAAGTTCAAGACGGTATTACTACAACTCAAGCGGGTTAATAATACAGTCACGGTATTGACGAAACAGTCTAACGGGGGAGTTTTCGGACTCCTCCACTTTTAAAGGAATAACAATGGAAGAAAAATTAACAGGAAATCCAAAACCAAGTGGAAACATGTCTGATTATAACTCTATCGAAGAGAAAGAAGAGATGTGTAAAGACATGGCAGGATACAACGAAAGTTTAACAGTGAATTATCAACAAGATAAAATCAGAACAATTGGTGAAAAAAAATGATGTACAAAGATAAAATGGTGGACGGTGGTATGCCAAAAAGAAAACAACGTGCTTATGGTTCTAAAAGACCTGAACGAGTAAAAGCTAATATGGG